TTTATCTTGTATGGCGCACAACAAATAATCGGCGGTGTACTGGTCGAAATCACAAGACAACCAAAAATCGTTAAAGGTGCTTTTATTTCGGTTTGGAAGCGGCAACAAAATCAGAAATGGGCATTTTTACGAGATCCGAAACTTGGCCATTATACCAAAAACGGTATAACCAGAACAAAGCGGAGGGCATTATTCGGGCCGAGCATTGCAGATCTTTACCGTTCCACAAAAGCGAGAAAAATTATGGATAATGTTCTTAATGAAAATTTTCAAAAGGTATTGAATGAAGAATTCAACAAACAATTCGAAAAACGTTAAAAAAAAGCCGATAAAGAAAAAAGCAGCAAAGAAAAAACCCGTCAAAAACAAGTTGATTACACAGGCAGCATTTGCCAGGATTTTGGGCATCAGTGCGGCAACGGTCAATGAACATGTTAAAAAAGGTCACATAACACTAATTGGCGGCAAAATAAACCCGTTACTTGCAAAAAAAGAACTACTTGGCAAGATGGATACAACACACGGGAGAACAAAGGTCAAGGCGGGTGCTACAGATGAAGAAAATGGAAATCAAACGGGTAACACGTTCAGCAAGGCGAAAGCATTTAAAGAGGGGTACAAGGCTAAACTTGCAGAGCTTGAATATAAAATTAAAACAAAGGAATACGTGAGGGCGGCAGACGTTGAACATGCGGCGTTTTCTTTCGCCAGAAGAATACGAGATAAAATGTTGAACATACCCGGGCGAGTTGAGGCAGATATCGCAGCAATCACGGGATTGAAATCTTTAGAGGTTGGAAAGATAATCAAACGTGAAATTGAAATAGCATTGAAAGGGGTTTAATGATTTCTTTTTTGAGTAATGGCGAAGCAATCTACCTTAATGCCGGGCGGCGTGGTTTTGAATTAGATCCCGAATTAACGATTTCAGAGTGGGCGGACGAGTTTCGGATCTTGTCAAGCGAAGGCGGGGCAGAACCGGGAAAATACCGAGTTGAACGGACACCATATTTGAGAGAAATCATGGATTGTCTTTCCCCTTCTCATGAGTGTTTGCGGGTTGTGCTCATGAAAGCATCACAGATCGGAGCGACGGAGGCTATCAATAATTGGATCGGTTACGTGATACACTTGGCGCCAGGCCCTTTTTTAATGGTACAGCCTACGCAGGATTTAGCAAAAAAAGTTTCAAAGCAAAGAATTGCAACGGCGATTATTGAAACGGATGTTTTATCTGAAAGGGTAGCCTCTCCCAGGGAACGAGATTCGGGCAATACCCTTTTAGTAAAAGAATTTCCGGGGGGTGTTTTAATGTTAACCGGGGCAAACAGTGCGTCAGGACTTCGGAGTATGCCGATAAGATACCTTGCTCTTGACGAGGTTGACGCATACCCGGCGGATCTTGACGGTGAAGGTGATCCGGTCAAAATTGCGGAAAAAAGAACGGCGACATTCTTACGACGAAAAATTTTCATTACTTCAACTCCAACGTTAAAAAAATTATCACGAATTGAAAAAGAATTTGATAATTCAGATCAACGTTTTTTCTATGTACCGTGTCCGCATTGTGAAGAGTTCCAGCCGTTAAAATGGGAAAAAATACATTTTGAGCAGAAAGATTTTAAACTTATCGGTGATGTAACGTACACTTGTCAAAATTGCGGATCTTTGATCGAAGAACGATACAAAACAACGATGTTAAACCGGGGCAAATGGGTTTCTGAAAATCCAAATGGATCTTTTCCGGGGTTTCACTTGTCGGCATTATATGCTCCATTGGGTTGGACTTCCTGGAAAAATATCGTTGAAGAATATTTGGAATTTACCAGAACAAAAGACATAAATTTACAAAAAACATGGAAAAATACAGTACTTGGCGAAACATTTGAACCAGTCGGAAAAGAAATTGATCATACGGGATTATTTAACAGGCGTGAGGAATTTGCGAAAGATTATATTCAGAAAGATATTTGTTTAATCACGGCAGGCGTTGACACACAAGACGACAGAATTGAAATTACGGTAATCGGTTGGGCACGTGACGAAGAATCCTACGTTTTAGATTATGTGACATTATACGGCGATTTATCAAAGCCGGACATTTGGAGAAATTTAGATCAATTTCTCCTGAAAACTTATCGGCATCAAAGCGGACTTATGCGGATTTCTTGTGCGGCAATCGATACCGGGGGCCACTATACAAATGAAGTATACGGATTTGTTAAACCGAAGGAATCAAGGAAAATTTATGCCATTAAAGGATCAAGCATGCCGGGATTACCGATATCGGGAAAGCCAGCAAAACAAAAGTCAGGCGTTTATCTTTTCAGCATCGGCGTTGATACCGCAAAGGATTTACTTTTCAACAGATTGACGATAAACGAAAAAGGGCCGGGTTTTATTCATTTTCCGAAAGAATTAACAGAAAATTACTTTAACCAGTTAACAGCGGAAAAAGCGGTTACAAAATATTCAAAGGGATTTCCGAAAAGGGAATGGATAAAAATAAAAGATAGAAACGAAGCTTTGGATATGTTTATCTATGCAATTGCAGCGTTGAACATTTTCGCTTTTATGGTTTATCCGAATTTAACCGTAAACCAGATGCTAGAAACAATATCAAAATTAATTGAAAATATGAGCAATTTGCAACAAGAAAAACCGCAGCCGATGCGACCAGAAAGAAAGCATTCGAGGATGATAAGCAAAGGAATTGATATAAATAATTTATAACGCAAAAGTCAGCAGTGAGCGAAGCAAATCCTCTGGACTGAGGACTACGGCGAGGAGACAACGCCTGAAGCTGAATATGGGAAGCACCTTCCGATTCTGCTGGTAGTATAACAAGATCGTAATTGTTATTAATTGGAGGGGCTTAAAAATGATTATAGAATTTACCGAAATTGCGGGTTTTATTGCCTTATCATATTTAGTAGGGTATTTAATTATTTATAAACTTTGAAGTTTGTGAGGTGTGAAAATGGCGGGCATAACATTAGCACAAGCGGAGGAACAATTAGCGGCATGGCTTGCAGCCAGTACGGCAACGGCAAATTATCAGTCGTACAGCATTGCGGGGCGAACATTGACACGTGCGGACGCAGAAGAGATCCGGGCAAACATAGAGATGTGGAATAAGCTTGTAATAAGTCTTGATAGGGGCGGCGTGAGAATCAGGGGGATAACTCCACAATGAGAAAAGTTGAAGTGAAATCGACGATAATTGATAAGGCAATTAATTATGTGGCTCCAACATGGGGGCAAAAGCGTTTCCGGTCACGGTATATCATGGCCTTAGCGGGGGCATATACCGGGGCGTCAAAAAAACGGAGACAAACGGAAAGCTTTAACCCGAAAGGCGGCGATGCGGACTCTGATACCTTGTCAGATCTTGAGACGCTAAGAGATCGGAGCAGGGATTTACTCCGAAATACTCCTATTGCAACGGGTGCCGTCGGTACAAATATTGTGCATATTGTTGGAAGCGGTCTTCAAATGCAGTCGAGAATTGATAGGGAAGCTTTAGGAATGACAGAAGAGCAGGCGGAAGAATGGCAAAAGAAAACTGAAAGAGAGTTTAACAGTTGGGCAAAATCACTTGATTGTGATATCAGCAGGAGGAATAATTTTTATGATTTGCAAAGGTTAGTCTTAAGATCAACTCTTGAAAGCGGAGATTGTTTTGTCTTATTACCATTCAAAGAATTAAAAAATTCTTCTTACGGTACACGGTTGCAAATCATAGAAGCAGATAGAATTTGCAACGAAAATAACAGCAGGGATTCAAAAACTTTGGCAGGCGGAATTGAAAAAGAAAAAGACGGTACTCCGAAATATTACCACATAAGAACTACCCATCCCGGAGCTGATTTTATTACAACAGAGAGAAAATGGGATAAAATCCCGGCGTTTACGAAATCAGGCAGGAGAAATATTATTCACGTTTATGAACAATTAAGGCCGGGTCAAACAAGGGGAGTGCCTTATCTATCGCCAGTCATAGAGCAGTTACACCAATTAGGGAAATACACGGATGCGGAACTCATGGCGGCGGTAATTTCTTCGATGTTTACCGTATTTTTAAAGACTCCGGCGGGGGTTGGTTTTTCGCCTTTTGAACCAACAGAGGAAAGCGGCGGATCAACGAGCGACAAAGATTATAAAATGGGGGTCGGTGCGATTGTAGAACTTGCAGCAAACGAAGAGGTTTCTTTTGCTAATCCGGGGCGACCGAACACGGCATTTGATCCGTTCGTACAATCAATATTGCGTCAAATCGGGGTTGCATTGGGGCTACCTTTTGAACTTCTAGTTATGCATTTCACGAAATCATATTCAGCGGCACGGAGTGCAATGCTAAACGCATGGAAAGTCTTTTTGACGAAGCGTGATTGGTTGGTCGATCATTTTTGTAATCTTGTTTATGCGTCATGGCTTGAGGAAGCTATTTTGAGAAATAGAATTACGGCTCCCGGTTTCCTTGATGATCCGATATTGAGGGAAGCGTATTTATCAAATATTTGGATCGGACCAGCTCAGGGCAGCATAGATCCGCAACGTGAAATACTGGCAGTCGAAAAACGGATTGAATTGGGTATTACTACATTATCCGAAGAAACGGCGGCGTTAACGGGTACCGATTGGGATCAGAAAGTCGATGCGATAAAGAGAGAATCGAAGATCATGAAAGAAATCAAGGGCGACCAGGTCAGCAAAAAACCAGTTAATACAAATAGCGCAAACACACAAGACCAGAAAACAGATCAGGAACTTGAAGAGGGAGACGACGAAGAGGGGGCGGTCAATGAGTAAACCAACAAAACAGAAAACGAAAGAGCGAGACCAGAGACGCAGACAAAAGCAAATTGCCAAGATTTCTAAAAAGAGAAATAGGAGATCATAGAAATGCGAAAAATTAACAAGCTTCCTAATATTTGGGCGATACTTCCCGAAGAGCTTGACAAGATTAAAAGCCAGGTCGAAAACGTAAAGGCGGAAGATTTACAGGGTTTTTTTGTCGATAAAAAAAGCCTTTCAAGAATGGCTTCGGGGTTTTTCATTGATGGGAAAATCGGGGTTTTGCCGATTGAGGGCGTTATACAGCCGAAATGGGATATTTGGACATGGTTTTTCGGCGGGACTTCTCTTGATATCTTAACACGAGATTTTAATCTGTTACTTGATGATAACAGTGTTGATACAATTGTTTTAGATATTGATTCTCCCGGCGGCGTGGTTAGTTGTGTTCAAGAATTTGCGAATATTATTTTTAATGCCAGAAACAAAAAGCCGATTTATGCGGTTACGTCGGCGACAATGGCTTCGGCGGCGTATTGGATCGGAGCAGCGGCGGAAGAGGTTTTCGTAACAGATGAGGCGGCGGTCACGGGGTCAATCGGGGTTGTGACTTCTCATGTTGATATATCGGAGCTTGAAAAGAAGCTTGGAATCAAGACAACTGAGATTGTTGCTGGAAAAAAGAAGCGGATAACATCAAGTTTGGCTCCGCTATCCGAAGAAGGGCGGGCGGAGTTGCAGACGAGAGTTGATCATATTTATAACGCATTTGTTAAAGATATTGCAAAATTTAGGGGCGTTGATACTGAAACGGTTTTATCAGATATGGCAGACGGTCAGATATTTTTGGGAAGTCAGGGGGTCGAGGCGGGTTTAGTTGATGAAGTGGCACCAACAGAGGATATTTTAGACCGTATTAATGCAGCGATAGAAGGTACAAAAAGCAATGATAACATTTTTTATAGGGGGAAAAGTATGACAATTACCAAAAGCAAAAAAGAAAATTTGGCTTTAACGGTGGACAGTGTGAAGCAAGATTACCCGGAAGTTTATGATTCTATTTTTAATATCGGTGTCGATGCAACGGCGGAAACAGTCAATCAGGAATCATTTGTAAAAGGTAAAGCCGAAGGAATAATCGAAGGCAAAGCCGAAGGTATCAAAGAAGGCGCAAAGGCGGAAGCTGAAAGGATCAAATCCGTCGAGGAGCAGTCTTTGCCTGGCCATGAGGCTTTAATCGCAAAGATGAAATTTGACGGCGTAACATCAGGCGAGAAAGCCGCAGTTGCAATCCTGGCAGCCGAAAGAACGAGAAATACCAAGGGCTTGAAAACTCTTGCTCAGGAATCAACTAAACCAGTTGAGGAGGAAATAGAGGAAGTAACAAAGGACGACAAAAGCAAGACTCTTGAGGCAAGATGGGAAGCATCAAAAGAATTAAGGGCGGAATTCGGCGACAGCTTCGAGTCTTTCAAGGCTTACGAAGAAAACGTCAAAAAGGGCAATATCCGGGTTTTCAATCCTAATCGCAGGGGTTAAGAGATCTACTATTTCTAGAATTTCAGAGTTTTATTTTTTTTGTAATTTAATTAAGGAGGTAAAAAAATGACAACATTAGCGGCAGATACACCAAGAGATAAAGTTTTAGGAGAGCATAACGATATCCCGGTCATTGCGTCAGATATCATTTTCGAGGGAGCGGCGGTCGGCGTCGTGATAGCGTCAGGCCATGCAAGGCCATTACAAGCAACGGATCGTTTCGCAGGATTTGCAAGGGAGAAATGCGATAACTCAGCCGGAGCGGCAGCAGCCAAAAACGTGAGAGTTGACAAAAAAGGAACGGTTAAACTCTCCGTTACTGATGCTGTCATTACCGATATTAACCAGCCGGTCTATGCGACGGATGATAACACGTTTACTTTCATACCAACAGGGGCGGTCTTCATCGGTTTTGTCAGGCGTTTTGTTTCGGCGGGAGTTGTTGAAGTCGAATTTGACGCAGATCTTTTTGAAGATCCTTACAAAAAATATGGTGCTCCCGGTGAATATGAGACAGTGAGCGCAAATGCAACTCTTGACATACAGGACAACGGGAAAGTTTTTTTTGTTGATACCGATGCAAAAATAATTACGCTTCCGGTGGTTGCTACTCCGGTCAATTGTACGATTGTTAATATCGGAGCTTTTGGCACGATTGCGGTTAACGTTGATCCAGCAGCAGCAGACATGATCCATGCTCCGGACATAGCAGGGACAGACAACAAGGATCATATTAATACCAAGGCGACGGCACAACGTGGGGATCTTGTACAGATCAGGACGGGAGACGCAAACGGGTGGGTTGTCAGCAATCAGGTCGGTATTTGGGCACAAGAATAATTCTGATTAATTAAAAGGTGATAATGAGCAATCAAAATAGTGACAAAATTTTAAAAACGGTGGTCGGCAATTTACTAAAAAAAACTTGTATCAATACGGGCGGGTATCAATTACCGATATTGAGCAAGTTAACAAGTCAGATCGTTATTAATTGTAACGATGGAGAAATTGCCGATATAAAACCTACGTACAGAATTAAATAATTATTTTCGGTTAGTTTTACCCTTTTTTCAAAAAGGCTATGAAAACCCGGATTGAGCAAAAATTTATTTTTGCACAAATTCGGGCTTTTTTATTTGGGGGAGGGTCAAAACTATGGGAGCATCATTTTTATCGAGTAAAAATATAATTGGTAGTTTCTATGCAAGGTTGCAACAAGCGGTCGGGGCAACGTGGATTGATTCTCTATCCATGAAATTTCAGTCAGACCAAGAGAGCGAGACTTACAAATGGTTGGGAATGGCTCCGGCTATGCGGGAATGGGTTGGCGGGAGAAATGCCAAGGGTTTCAGGGAAAATGGTATCACGATTGAGAACAAGGAATATGAAGCAACGATGGAAGTTTTGGTAAAAGAGCTCCGTCGGGACAAGTGGGGGCAAATCCTAATCAGGATTAACGAAATGGCAGACAGGACGAACGCACATTGGGCAAAGCTTTTGTCAACCTTGATTATCAACGGCGAGTCTTCGGTATGTTATGACGGATCTTATTTTTTCGATACTACCCACAGCGAAGGGGACTCCGGGACACAAGACAATGATCTTTCAAGGGCAATTGTTTTAAATACGGCTCCAACGGCGGCAGAGATGGAAAAAGCAATTTTTGCAGCTATTGCGCAGATTTTGAGTTTCAAGGATGATCAGGGCGAACCCATGAACGAGGGGGCAAACCAATTTCGAGTTATGGTGCCAGCAGTATTTTTACCGTCAGCCTTGGCGGCGGTAAAATCTCCGGTTATCGTTGACGGGAGCGGATCAAGACAGAATACTTTAGCGGCAAGCGGTTTCTCCGTTGATGTTGACGTAAACTCACGGCTTACATGGACAACAAAACTTGCAACGTTCAGGGCAGACGGCAACGTAAAGCCTTTCATCAGGCAGGAAGAAGAAGAGGTTAAACTTGATGCTATTGCCGAAGGATCAGAGCTTGAATTTAACGAAAACAAACATCATTACGGAGTTAAATCAACAAGAAACGTCGGTTACGGATATTGGCAACATGGATGTTTGACAACGTTTACAACAGCTTAAAAACAATCAAAATTCTTTTTTTTTCAGGAGATGCAGCCAGCCGGGTTATGTGCGTGCCCGGTTGGCGTCAATACCATGGCGTTAAAAGATGACATATTAACGGATTTGACGACGTTTCTTAATTCGGACGAGTTTGCAATTGATATTACCTACAATTCGACAACGATTCAGGGGATCTTTGACAATGCATTTGTCGAAGACCAGCAAAATGATATTTCCGTCGAAACTTTACAGCCGCAAGTTATCGTAAAAACAAGCGACGTTTCCGGGCTATCCCATAGCAGCACGATGACAATTAATAGTATCGTATATAACGTTATCGGCATTCAATCAGATGGCACGGGCTTAACTACTATTCTTTTATCGAGGAATTGATTTTATGGCAGGGAAAAACAGAATCGAGATGGAAGGAAAAAGGTTTGGAAGGCTTTTAGTTTTATCTAGAGCTAAAGATCTTACAAAAAATAGACAGTCAAAGTGGATTTGTGTTTGTAATTGTGGAAATAGGATTGTTACCGTTGGAACATCTTTGAGGCGTGGGGATACTAAAAGTTGTGGTTGTTTTCAAACAGAAATTTCACGTAAGTTAGCTAAGAAACAAGGAAAATTAAACATTAAACATGGAGGGAAAGTTAATAATAAACCAGTTTCTGAATATTCAACTTGGGGAGCTATGTTACAACGATGCTATAACCAAAATCATAAATTTTATAATTATTATGGGGGTAGGGGTATAGAAGTTTGTGACAGATGGAGACATAATTTTCAGAATTTTTTAGACGATATGGGTAAGAAGCAATATCAAAATTTTACTCTAGAGCGTATTAATAATGACGGAAATTATAGCCTAGAAAATTGCAAATGGGCATCGTCAAAGGAGCAAGCTAACAATAGGAGAAAGCGATGCCCGCAAGTATAAGACAACAGATCATTGATGCAGTAGAAACAAGGCTGAAGACTATAAAAGTTGCAAACGGTTATGAAACGGATATCGGGTTAAATGTCAATGTGTGGCATGTAACAGATTTGCAGGAACCGGAACTCCCGGCGATTGATATTAGAGACACAAGCGAAAGTATAGAAGTCAGAGGCGGCAATCATATTTGCACATTAACCATTGAAATCGAGGCGAAAGTTTCCGGGGCATCGTCAGGGGTTAGTATGCGGGATATTTTAGCGGATATTATAAAGGCGGTCGGCACAGATCCGTCATTTTCGGGATTAGTGCAGGAAACAAAGCCGTTGCAAAACGATTCTTTTGGTTTCGGGAAACAAGATAAAACAATTGCGAGCATCTTAATGACATTTGAAATGAGATATCTTGTAAAGGCATTTAAACCGTATACATTAGCATAAAAAGGAGGGCATAACATGGGGTCAGAAAGTTATTTAATCGGAGCGGGGCGGGTTTTTTTTAATAATAGCGGCAGCGGGTTTTTGGATTTGGGAAACATCCCAAGTATTAATTTAACCAGGGCAATCACAACACTTGATCATTTTACCTTTGCAAGTGGTGCAAGGCAAAAAGATCTTTCTCTTGTTACTGAATCTTCAATGGGATTAAGCTTCAATATTGATGAATTCAACAAAGAAAATCTAAATTTGTTAGTATTCGGAAACGGCACGGCGGCAAGTAATCAATCGGCAAGTTCGGCGGTATCAGAAGCGCAAACAGTAGGATCAAAACTTGATACGTCAATTTTTACCGACAAGACTAATATATCAAGTGTTGTTGTTAAAGACGTGACAGACGTTACAACATATGTGCTTGACACAGATTATTCGGTTATAAATGCGACAACGGGGGAAATTAAAATTCTCTCAACTGGAGCAATTGCAGCGAGTGCAGTTCTTCATATTTCCTACGATTATGCAGTCAGAAACAGGACAAAGGTTGTCCCAGGAAAAGATTTTACCATTACCGGAACGGCGAGAATTGAAATTGAGGTCACAAACGGTTTGCCTCTCACCTGGAAGATTAATAACGCAGAATTGAAGATTGAAGGCGATACGGCAATCAGTCCGGATACCTGGTCAGAGGCAAGTATTGTACTCAATATTTTAGTCGATAAGACCGTTACACCTACTGAACCGATGGGGGCCCTTTATATTGGGTAAGGTTGACGAATTTTTTCGTGAACAGGCGATTGTTTTAGAGCTTGACGATGGGCAGATGTTGCGGGCATTCATGCGGCCGATGAAGGTGAAAGAAATCGCCATTGCATGCAGAATTCAGGAGATGCAGGAAAGCGGGGTTGCCGAAAGCGAATATTTGCCTTTTTTTATTCAGTTGGTTGAAGGTGCGATTAACATTGATATCAACAGTTTGCCGATGGCGATACTTGACAAACTTATTGATATTTTTATTACCCTGAATTTCGGCGAAGAGAAAAAAACAAAAGAGGAAAAAGAGATATCCGGGAAACGGGAAATTTTTATGCCGAGTAAATTGGCGGTTGCATTTGATTTCCTAATTCATCAGGGGCATAACTATTGTGATATTTTAGAGTATACATTGCCGCAAATTAAATTGTTTCAGGAAGTTGCCGTTGAACGATTAACCGGAGTAAAACGAGAAGATCCGGTTAAAGTGTTGGCAAAGGCGGGCGTAAAAATAAAGCACAAATGATAACAAATTAAGGCAAAAGCAATATTATGGCAAATGACGTAAAAATAAAAATTGGCGGCGATACAAGCGAAGGTAATGCGACTATTGCGGATCTTAAACGGTCGGTAAATAAGACATTTGAGGAAATGAAAAGTACGGCTGATCGTGAAACGAAAGAAATCACAAGCGCATTTCGTCAGATGGGCATCAGGTCGGAAAAATCCATAAAAGAAAGTACAGAAAAAGCAAAAGCGAATTACCAAAAGATTAAGAACAGTGGAACCGCCAGCGCAAACGATATCAAGCGGGCGCACAATGAAATGACAAAAAAGATTGAGCGTAATAACCGAGAACTTGGCAGATCAAATTTAACTCTTGCAAAAACTTTTTCAAGTTTGAAAAATCCGATAAAAACGGCAGCGAAAACAGCGGCGTTATTGGGTACGGCGGTTGCGGCCGTCGGGGTTGCGTTAGGTGTTAAAGCGTATGCCGAGTCAGTAAAATTTGAGGGTGCGGTTTTGGATCTTCAAAAAGTTTTGGGGGACGGTGAAGGCAAAGCGGCGGATTTTATCAAAACGGTTGACGATTTATCTACTGAATTCGGCATCAGCGCAACGGAGGTGCTTGCAGGGGCGACGAACTTTAAACAGGCGGGCTTTACCATTAAAGAGGCTTTTGACTTGCAGCGGGTAGCAATCGAAACATCGATAGCCGGGGGCATATCCGTTGAGGAAGCATCACAGAGAATTATAGCGTCGTTGAAGGGTTTCGGGCTTGAAGCAAAAGAGGCGGGGCGGCTTACGGATATTTGGAATGAGGTTTCAAACAAATTTGGAACGAATTTGCAGGAAATAGCGGCGGGCGTGGCTACTCTTTCCCCGGTTGCCAAAACGGC